CAATCGTCCACCTCTTTGGCTTGTTGTTCTTGCTCCCACTCCCAGCGATAGTGCTGCTCCCAAGCTGCTTGTTCCGGTTCCTCAAACATGGTGTCGTAGGTTCTCATTTCGCTTTCCTTTCCGCTGCTACTTCCAGTTGCGACTTTGCAAGCAGGATGTCGCTGTAGTTCCGTTTTGACGCTTCTAGTTCACGCTTGACTGCAAGCCAGATCGCTCTATCAGCTTCCCAGTCTGCTGTGTCTGGGTTTGCCAGACGGTGCAGTACGCCGATCAGGTCGATAACGCGCTTGGCGTTATCAATCTCTTGTTGCTCCCAGGGTTCCATGTTTGCCTCGGTTGTTGTGTTGCAGTGGTTGACATCATATGTCATCTCTTTGGCATTGTGTGGAAAAATATTTTTATCGTTCTTGCTACACCTATAGACAACGGCTAACACCTATGTATTGCGTATGTCGCTACAATGTCATACTATCGCAACTTTACGGGGGTGACATGACGCAGGAACAGGCAATCGCGCTAGCAGCAGCAATCATCGGCGGCAAGGGCAAGCTGTGCAGCTTGTTGGGACTCAAGCGGCAGGCTATTCACAACTGGAGGCGAGCCGGTCGGATTCCTCTCAATCGCGCTGTTGAGATTGAGCGACTGACAGGTGGGCGGGTGACGCTTGCAATGCTAAGGCCTGACTATGACCTTAACAGCCCGAAGTAAAGCGCTGCTTGTAGAGCAAGGCTATCAGGTGGCTCTAGTCGAGCATTACAACTCGTTCACCAAGCGCAAGCATGACTTGTGGGGATGTATCGACCTGCTGGCAATCGGTCACGGCGAGACAGTAGCAATCCAGGTGACAAGCAAGTCCAACCTATCTGCTCGCAAGCACAAGATCGAAGAAGCAGAGGCTTACCCTGAGATGCTGCGGTCAGGGTGGCGGGTGGTGCTACATGGGTGGTTCAAAGAGAAAAACCGTTGGCAATTGAAAGAAGTGGAGTTATGAATGAGTTGGCTCTTTTCGCAGGCGCTGGTGGAGGAATACTGGGAGGCCACCTCCTTGGATGGCGAACCGTCTGTGCAGTTGAGTGGGAACCATACGCAGCTTGCGTACTTGCAGCCAGACAAAATGACGGACTTCTCCCGCCTTTCCCGATTTGGGATGACATTCGCACCTTTGACGGCAGACCGTGGCGAGGCATTGTTGATGTCATATCTGGAGGGTTTCCATGCCAAGACATCTCAATCGCAGGCCGAGGCGATGGACTTGACGGAGAACGGTCAGGACTCTGGCGAGAAATGGCGCGGGTGGTTAGCGAAGTTCGACCCCGTTACATCTACATTGAGAACAGCCCAATGCTCACTATTAGAGGAGGAACCAGAGTCATTGCAGACCTTACCTCGCTCGGGTATGACACGCAGTGGGATGTTATGGGCGCGGCAGACGTTGGTGCTCCGCACCAGCGAGACAGAATCTGGATTGTGGCGCACACCACAAGCGCAGGAAGGGATGAGAGGAGCATACCAATCAAGGGAGGCGATGGACGCTCATATTGCGAGGGGTCATCAAATTTCATTGAGCAACCAAGTGAAACATCCGCACCTGTGGCCGACTCCAACGGTTCACGGCAATTACAACCGCAAGGGTTTGAGCAAGACAAGCGGGGATGGACTTGCAACAGCGGTGATGAAATGGCCGACGCCGACAGCGCACAACGCAAAAGAGACGAACGCTCCAAGCGAACATTTACGCAACACACCAACATTGACAGCACAAGCTGGTGGCAGTCTGAACCCAACGTGGGTCGAGTGGCTAATGGGGTGGCCGCTAGGGTGGACAGACTTAAAGCCATTGGAAACGGACAAGTTCCAACAGTGGCAGCAAAAGCATGGAGTTTATTGAAATGATCTACACACTAGCCAACGACACCGCCCGTAAACGCGCACTGGAGGCCGTACAACGCGCCAAACCGGGCTGGGTGGTATCTATCCAGCCACCCAACCGAACAAGCGCTCAAAACTCGTTCTACTGGGCCACACTAACAGCGATCAGCGAGCAGATCAGACCGCAGGGTAAGGAGCACTCGCCCGACATTTGGCACAGCTACTTCAAGGCTCGGTATCTACCTGGGAGGGTTGTAGAGCTTCCGAACGGTCAGATTGTCGAGCAGGAGCCGACTACTACAGGGCTGACAAAGGGTCAGTTTTCAGACTACGTTGAGAAGGTCTACGCATGGGCGACGAATCACGGTCTGGTGATGACGGACGAAATGTCTGTTTTGCGTGTGGACGCCGACACGACAACGCACGACTCATCAGCCTCCCTACTGGCACCGTAGGTCTACAGTCGAGAGAGTACGCACTCTATTGCGAGGCTCAGACGGTTCTACGCTGGCCTCTTAGGAAACGCAGGGAGCATCTGGAGCAGGTAGAGAAGGCCAGAGGGATGCCGGCTAGGCGAGAACTAGAGGAGGAGATGAAGCGATGTTTCGCAGCAAAGCGTGGTTGAAGGCTGTTGCCTCTCTGTCTTGCCAGCGATGTGGCCTGGACGGTCAGACACAAGCTGCTCATGCTAACTGGGGTGCATACGGCAAGGGCATGGGGATGAAGGCGCACGATTGCTTTACCGCAGCGCTCTGTCAACACTGCCACTTTGCCATCGACCAGGGGGCGAAGATGTCGGGAGAGGAAAGGAGGGAAGCCTGGGAAGATGCGTTTCGCAAGACGTTGGTTGCGCTATGCGAGGCTGGCAGGTTCAGTGTCAAGTAGTGCGGGGAAAAGGTTCTATAGCAGGTGTTTTTCACTACAAGGAGGTGAGATTGAGTCAAGACAAAAGTGGTCCAGCGTTTCCGTTGCATCCAAACCTTGCGCCAACAATAGGGTGCGTAAACTCTGTTACCGATGCAGGGATGTCTGTGCGAGATTATTTCGCAGCAAAGGCTTTACAAGGCATCTATGCACGCACTGGTGGTGAATCTCCAGATTGGGCAGAAGATGATATTGATGTTGCAGAGCATTGTTATGAAATGGCTGACGCTATGTTGAAAGTGAGGCTGAGATGAAGAAGATTGCAGTAGGTCTGTTGTTCTCACTTGTTGCGAGTGTTGCTTACGCTGCTTGCAGCACGCACACATACACGATCAACGGCAGGATGGTGACTTGCACTACCTGTTGTTTCGGAGGGAATTGCAATACCAATTGTTTCTAGCAGGGTTGCCTGTAAGGTTGGTGTAAGGCTTTACAGGCAAACTTTGTTTTCGTATGATCGTTCTGCGCCGTGAGAAGCGCATAGCAGGTCAGCGGAACAGTCTTTATCGGGCTGGTCTATCTGACCGTTTCTAACCCGTCCTGGGTGCGACCTGCCGGAATTCTCACCGGATAGGCCAGCGCCGATGGAGATTGTTCGTGCATTACTACCATCACCACATAGGTGATTTCGTCAAGGCGACCGCTAGGCTGACAGATGCTCAGTCGATGGCGTACCTGCGCTTGATTTGGATGTACTACGACCGTGAGCGTCCACTTCCAGACGACATAGAAGCCCTCGCTTTCCAGCTTGGGACTGACGAAAAAACAGTTCACCTAATCCTTGTCTCGTTCTTCAGGCTCGAAGATGGGCGCTGGCACCACACCCGTTGCGACGCTGAAATCAAGGAGTACAAGGAACTTATCCACAAGCGAAGCAAGGCAGGCAAAGCATCTGCTGAACACAGGATCAACACAAGTTCAACATCTGTTGAGCAAGTGTCCAACACACAGCCAACAGATGTTCAACTAACCAATAACCAAGAACCAGTAACCAATAACCATATAAAAGAAAAGAGAACGCGCTCGACGCGCTTTGATCTTCAGGAGGTGCCGGACGAATGGATCGACTTCTGCAAGCAAGAGCGTCCAGACCTCGACCCGCGCAAGACGTTCGATGCGTTCCGCGACTATTGGATCGCGCAGCCTGGGAGCAAGGGGTTGAAGGCCGATTGGCTGGCGACGTGGCGCAACTGGGTGCGCAACACTAGGGTTTCCCCCAATACACAGCAAGGCAAAAAAGACCGAAAGTCTGAACTGATCTTTGGTTCGTGGGAAAGGAAAGATGACTTCATCGACATGGGAGATGCCAATGCCATCCCGCTATCCATACGCTGAACGCATGATGCAGCACTTCTCGGTGATGTACGGCAACCAGAAGGTGAAGGCGATGTACATGGAGGACGACAACGGCATCATGGCTGCGAACGAAGCCTGGGAGACGTTCCGCAAGACCAAGCCTGAAGTCATCCGCAAGGTCATCGACACGCTGCCGAGCCTTGGGCGCGATTGGCCTCCAAGTTTGTCGGAGTTCATGGGGATGTGCCGCGACTTTGATCGTGTCGAGCAGCGTCAAACCGTGTCGTTGCCAGCGCCGAAGCACGTTACCGATGAAGGCAAAGCGATTCTTAAACAGATGAAAGAGATGCTAGAGAGCAAAAAAGTGAGGTTGTGATGTCTGCTTGTACGAGTTGTGGAGGATGGAACTCGAAAGTAAAAGAAAGTCGGAAAGACACAAGATTTGGTTACAAGTGGCGGCTGCGGGATTGTTCCGACTGTGGGCACCGCTGGAGCACATACGAGGTTCCTGTTGACTTGCTAGAGGTCGATGGTGGCAACGAAAACGGGAAGCTGGAGCGATGAAACCGGACGCAGGGTTTGTCGCAGAACAGGCAAACAGGATGAAGGAAATCATTCAGAGCAGAGCGGCACTCAACCGGGACGACCTGGAATACGTTGTCGAGCGTGTTGCAAAGCTGAAGGATGAGCGACTACAGCAATGTGTTGCCGAGCTTATCGGTTGGGGAGACGACGAGCGTGCAGAGTTGGAAACG